CGTACCTTCAGCGGAGAAGAATCCCTTGCAGATATCCTGACAGGCTGGGCAGTAACCAAAACTTTACAGGAAGAAAAGGCAGCTCAGCCACAGATTTAATGCAATTTTATGCAGCCTGCACTCGTTCAGAAAGGAAAATTTGTCTACCCTTATGAATAGATAGTTCTGGCGTAGAGTGGTATAATGTTGCTTGAGCAAAGGAGGTATCGCAATGGAAGAAACAACAAAAGTGGGTATCTATGCCCGACTCAGCCGTGATGATGAACGCTTCGGTGAGTCAATGTCCATCGAGAATCAGAAGCTGATGCTGACTGATTACTGCGACAGACAGGACTGGGAAATCGTTGATGTCTATGCCGATGACGGATTCACGGGACTGACCTTCGACAGACCTGAAATGCAAAGGCTCATTGAGGATGCCAAGAACGGCAGAATCAATACTGTTCTGGTGAAGGACTTATCCCGATTCGGCAGAAACTATGTGGAGGCAGGTCAGCTGATTGATGACCTGTTCCCTCTCCTCAATATCCGTCTGGTGGCACCGAATGACGGCGTAGATACACATACAAATCAGAACACAGACTTCATTCCAATCCGCAATGTGTTCAATGAATATTACTGCAAGGACATCAGCCGAAAGGTAATCTCGGCTCGCAAAGCAAGTGCAAAACAAGGAAATTTTATGGGCAGCAGCGCTCCTTATGGATATTGGCTTGATCCGAATGATCGACACAAGCTGATAATCGATGAGGACGCTGCTGTTGTCGTTCAGAGGATATTCCGCATGAGAGCTGATGACTGCAGCTACAAGCAGATTGCTGATACGTTCAACCGTGAGGGCATTCCGAATCCAAGAGATTATTATTATCATAAAATCGGAAAGCCCAATCCAAGAGTGATGCGGCATTACTGGTCGGAGATAACGATTACACATATTCTGAAAAACGAAGTGTATATCGGGAACATGGTGCAGTTCAAATCGGGAGTTGTGTCCTACAAGAATCATTCTATCAGGGCAAAACCGGAGGAAACATGGATACGCTGTGAGAATACTCATGAGCCAATCATCGACAGAAAGCTGTGGGACGCTGTGCAGAGCAAGTTCAGAAAAAAGCAGACAAAGCAAAGACGCACACAAAACGGAGAGCTTCCGTTATTCAGCGGACTGCTGAAATGTGCAGACTGCGGCGGACTCATGCACTTCAAACCCGATATGAATAAGCGTAAGGACGGCACCTGCCTTGGTCATCACTCTTACTGCTGCAGAACCTACAAGCAAAGCGGAGCCTCTGCCTGTACCTCTCACTGGACAGGAGAACAGCAGCTCATCAGCCTTGTAAAAAGTGAACTTGCAGAATTTGCAAAGCAGATTGAAATTGATGAACAGGGCGTAAGGGACAGGTTGATTGCAGAACGCAGTAAGAATGTAAAAACAGAACAGTCCGCAATGGAAAGCCGCAGACAAGCGGTTACCAATCGAATTACCGAGCTTGATACCATGCTCAGTAGACTGTATGAGGAAATGCTTCTGGGACAGCTTCCGAGAGATGTGCTCATGGATTTATCAAACCGCTACAACAGCGAAAAGGAAGAGAAACAAACTGAGCTTGCAGAACTGGATACAAGGCTTGCAGAGTTCAGAAGTGCCGTTGAGGATGTGGAGAAATGGCTCACGGTGTTAAAACAGTATCTTTCGGGTGTGGAGCTTGACAGAGCCTTACTACACAAGTTGATTCGTGAAATTAAGGTTGGAGCGTATACAAAAATCAATGGTGTGAAATATCAGGACATTGAAATTGCATACAGCTTTCAATAACAATGCCGTCTTCGGACGGCTACATAAAACAGGAGGTAATCATGAAGGACGTAAGAGTTGGTATTTATGTGCGACTGTCCAATGATGATCTGCGTGAGGGAGAATCCATGTCAATTGAAAATCAGAAGCATATGCTGATGGACTTCTGTTTTCAGCAGAGCTGGAAAATCATTGACATCTATGCAGATGATGGATACACAGGTCTGAATTTCAACAGACCGCAGGTGCAGAGACTGATTGAGGACGCAAAGCTTGGTAAAATCAATCTGATTCTTGTAAAGGATTTATCACGCTTCGGACGAAATCATTTGGAATGCGGTTACTATGAAGAAGAACTGTTCCCATCAATAGGCTGCCGGTTCGTTGCTCTCAATGACGGCATTGACACAGCGAGAGACAGCAACGACATCATGCCCTTTCAGAATGTGTACAACGAGCTGTACAGCAAGGATATGAGTCAGAGAGTAAGAACCGCAAAGCATATCCGAGCAAAGAACGGCAGTTATCTTGCCGCTTATGCCCCCTACGGATACGAGAAAAAAGATCACAGGCTTGTGATTGATGAAACGGCAGCGAAGATTGTGAGGTATATATTCAAATTAAGATTGGAGGGTAAAAGCTGCTGCAGAATCGCTGCCATACTGAATGAACAGCAGATTATTCCGCCGAGGGATTATTATTATCAGAAACAGAATAAGCCGAATCCGAGGAATGTTCACCACAGGTGGATCGATGGCTCTGTCAGTCAGATGCTGAAAAACGAAGTATATATCGGGAATACTGTGCAGTACAAGACAGAAGCACCCTCCTACAAATGCCGTAAGCAGATACCGCAGAAGCCTGAGCAATGGATACGCTGTGATAACACCCATGAGCCGATTATCAGCAGAGAGGATTGGGAGGCGGTACAGTCCTTATGGAAACAGACCACGGCTAAAAAGAAAGCTGTATACAATCCCCTGTTCACAGGCTTACTGCAATGTGCAGACTGCGGAGCGCATATGAACTTCAAGCCTGATATGAACAGACGAAAGGACGGCACGAATCTTCAGCATCACGCATATACCTGCGGAACGTATAAGCACGGCGGTTCAGGAGCTTGCACCTCTCACTGGATTATGGAGAATTCACTTGTAGAATTGGTGCGTAACGATCTGGAACAGTATGTAAAAGGCTTAGAATTAAGTGAAGAACAACTGCAAAATCTGCTGATGGAACAGTACAGCAAGGACGCAAAAACCGACAGGACTGCAACAGAAAAGGAATTGCATTCCGCAAAAACTCGTATCTTAGAGCTTGAAATGTTGCATGGCAAATTATATGAAGAACTGCTCCTCAGTCAGCTTCCGAGAGAAACGCTGATTGAACTGTCACAGAGGTACAGGACGGAGAAAACAGCGTTGGAACAGAAATCACAGGAGCTACAATCAGAGCTTGACAGGATGACTGCAAAAGCCGAGGATATCCGAAACTGGCTGTGTGTATTGCGTGAGTATATGTCGGGGACTGTACTTGAACGTGAACTGCTGCACAGGCTCATCAAGGTAATTCGGGTTGGGGAAACGACTGTTGTGGATGGTCAGAAGCAGAGGAAGATTGAAATTGTGTATTGGTTTTAAATCCCATTTTAGGGCTTGCAATTTTTACTGAAATATGATATAATTATATCAGTCAATATCGTGGCGGAAAGTAGTTTTATTATAGAATGATGTCTCTCCAAAGAAAAAAATCTTGCCCCGATATTGGTAGCAAATATGCTGTTTCAATTGTTAATAAGAATATACGAATTAATATGGAGGTTTTCTATGTTTGATTTAATTGATGCTATTTACAAAGACTCAATATTGGAGATCAATGGACATAAATACAAAGCAATTGCTAAAGTCAAGTATGTAACTGAAACAGAAACTAATAATTGGTATGTTAAGATTCAATTAGAAGGGCATTATGTATTGGTTATTGCTCCATTTGATGAATATATGTATTTTGGTAAAATAGGAGAAACTTACCCTTGCGACTTCCCCATACCAGATTCGATATTATATAATGGTAAATCATACACTAAAGATGCAGAAGATTACCAAATGGTAAAAGAATTCATGTTTGGAGATTTTCTTTCTATGGAAGGAGAAGTTCGCTATGCTGATTTCAGTTGTGATGAATCGATTATCAGTTTAGGAATAATTTTAAGAACACAAAAACGAGCTGATGTCTATGCAGAGGTTATTGATTTAGACGATGTGAAGATTATAAGATGAAACCATTAATTTCTTAGTGGAGTGATATGAAAATGAGATTCAATAACAACAAAGAGCTTTCAGCTAATCGAAAAAGCTTTCTTATACGAATTGTAGTTGTTACGGTGATTGTAGCTATTGGTATATTTTTATGGATTGTTTTTATTCCAAAGGCTCAAAAAATCGCTAGTAAATTAACAATAAACGAATTGATTGCTAGTATAACATTATTTATTTCGCTAGGTACAATTATAGTTAAAATATCAGAAAAGATATTGCAACAAAACTATTCTGCCAAACGTAGAATATTGTTAGATGCAACTACAAAAGGTGATTTTACTGTTGTTACTTGCAAAATTGAGAACTGTGGAACAAAGCGGATTGTTCCTCAAAATATATATTTGATGATTGAACAAGGGCTCGAGAAAAATGGAGTTATTACATTCCCATATCTTCTTAAACATGAAGAGGGAGAGTTTGATTGCGTTTTTGCGAACTTATGTAAAAAAGGTGGATTTTCATGTCTTCCAGAGCATTTGCTTCCGACTGAATATAAGGGGCTTTACAGAAAAATAATAAAAATGCAGCATCTTAGTTCAGAAACAATTCTTTTTGTTGATCCTAGTGAAGAATTTTCTGAGGATATAACAGTAAAGCTCAGTAAGGGTGTATATAAGGCTACTGTTGTTTGGACATCGGTAAAAGAAGATTGTATTTGTACAACAAAAGAATTTGTTGTTTAATATAGGAGGTAATATATGATTGAATACTTCCCCTGGTCACAAAAAGCATTTAAAGTTTTTTCTGACATTTACGCTAAAGGTCACTTTCCTGTCTTAGATATAGAACTAGGTGGTATGTGCAATTTACAGTGTATATATTGTGACTCTCCTGACCGAACGAAAAAATTTACAGCTAAAGATGACATTTATCGATTAATTGAATCTGAACGTTTTCAATGGATATTTATTTGTGGATTAGGCGAACCAACCTTTTCTAGCAATAAGGATGAATTAGTTCATATTTTGGAATTGTGTAAAAAACATAGAATAAAATGCTCTATTTTTTCTAATTTAACAAATTTCGATGATGAATTATTTAAATACGTTGAACTCGAAGTCTTGTATGTAATGTTCAAATTTGATAGTTTAAACCCCGATGTAATAAAAAGAGTATATGGAAATCAAGAGATAGACATTAACTCTCTGAATAAAAATATTAAACGTCTCCTTTCGCTTGCAAAAGTTAAAGATGATTGTACTAATCTATGTGCATCTATAGTTCCAACAACTGAAAATTTCATAGAGCTCCCCTCACTGATCAGTTTTTGTCTAAAAAACAACATATTTCCGTTAATTGGAGACCTTGAGGATTCAGGACTTGGCAAAGGTACATATAAAAAATTAAAATTGTCTGATAGGCAGTTGTTAGAAGTTAAATCGTACTTTTTAGATGAATATAAAATCCCAATTTGTCCATCTGTTTTATGTGGTATTCATATTTTACATGATGGAACAGTTGCTGTGGATGAATCAACAGGATTATCTTGTCATTGGTTTTGGCTTGAGGAACCTAAGATTTATAGGCTAAAAAAAGTGTGGGAATACAGCTCATATGAGGAAATAGAAAAAGATATATTATTATATAGGAACAAGCAAATTGAATTTGTAAAAAACAAAATCCCCAAATTAAATAGCTTAGTTTTTGGAGGTTGTGGCGGTGATATTAAAGAATTATTTGACCTTTATATACACATACATGATAATTGAATCTATAAGGCATTTACCACTCGGTAGATGCCTTTGTTTTTTGACCGACCATATAAAACAACACCGTGGAACGTCGTAAGCATCTGACAAAAAGCCCAGTTTCCGGGCTTTACATATTGAAAATTAAGGAAATATGTGGTATAATAATAAAAAGTCTTGGAGGGATTGTTGTGAAACGAATACTATCTGCGGTTCTTCTTTCTCTGACGATGCTGTTCAGCTCAGTACCGAATGTTTACGCTGAAAATACGGAATACACGATAAGGGATGAAATTCATGGAGTGAATGATTCTGTATTCTATATTGCAAGACCAGACGAAACTTCGCTCACTGTCATTAACGCCTCACAGTTCGGATTGTCCGCTGATGCGGAGGA